CGAAATAAATGTAAAAAACGAAAAACGCAAGTTTAAATTATTATATAAAATTTAAAGTTTAAAGTTTCGTTTTTTACATTTAGAGTTCTAATTATCAAGAGGTTAATGTTTTTTAGTGGTTTTTTGGTTATAAGTTTACGTTTTAGGCATTAAAGTATAGGATTTTGTAATAAACCTTTAACCTATTGAATATGAACGAAATAAATGTAAAAAACGAAAAACGCAAGTTTAAATTATTATATAAAATTTAAAGTTTAAAGTTTCGTTTTTTACATTTAGAGTTCTAATTATCAAGAGGTTAATGTTTTTTAGTGGGTTTTCTTCCACTGCTTCACCATCATCTCATCCATCTTCATTTTATCGATCGCATAGCAAGTCAAATAAAATACTTGATTGATACTCCACTCCAAAACATCATTAAAAGGAGTGTTAGTTATTTCCACGACTTTGAGAACGTATGGGAGAATACCATATTGTCCAAGTGGGTTAGTTGTTTGATAGTCTTTTTCGATTTCTTCGTCCCCATCTTCTTGGTCTCGGTTTTCAAATAATCTATCAAAATGTGAGTGAATAGACCGTATTGTCTGCGTAAAAAAAAAGCAATTGCCTGAACATCCATATAAGGAAGATCTCCAACATCCCTTATAACTACTTCATTATCATAACCATCACCATATTTATGATTGATTGGGACTAAGAAGCAAGAAACTAACTTGGTAAGATCTTTATCTTCCTCCTGAGAGTAGTTATGATAATCTATATATTGTGCTGTTATGATCGAAGGAATATCCGCTTGGAGATAATACTCTCTTCCATTCACTTTATATCTATCTTTATGATCAATGACTTTATCTGGTATATCATCTAAAAAACTCAATTTAGCAGACATTGAAGAGAATTGAGACAAAGGGAGATTCTCTAACTCATCAACACTCATACCACTAAGGAGAGACACTAAGTTGACAGTTTTATAACTTTGGGGTATATCAGCAGATGCAATTTGAATTATTTGATTAAACTCATTAAAAGTTATTTCGTTCCAAGATGTTTTCATTTTATATATAACTATAATTACCAGTCGTCAATTCATTATATCCAATCAAACAACTCATCACCAAATCATCATTTGAGCCTTTCGGAGCATTGTAAGTTATCTTTCCTGAAGGAGTAAGTTCAGCAGCATAATTACTTAACTGACTCAATAGACGATCATTGTTAAGAATTGTGACTTCCTTATTTTGAATTGCGACTTGAAATTTATTTACTATTTTATTCTTTGTTTCGTTAGTTGTATTGAATCCTTTTAGGGTGGTAGGAATATTTGCCGCTCTCATCTTCTTTTGTAACACATCATAGAAGACCTTTCCAATACTATTCATCTCAACAACTAATTTTGTTGGTTTATAGAATCTCAACAATTCCAAGACACGATCTATAGTCTCATTCGCATCCTTATCATTGAAGTGTTCTATATACATCATTTGTCGTAATGAGTTAAATACAGTTATAGCAGTTTCATCTCCACCACTACCACTACTCCAGTCAATTGACATAATACAACTAACTCCTTTTTGATGGATGGTATTGGGCCTTGTTGGTTCATAATCGTCAGATATACAATCGGTTAAAGATCCAAACAAACCACCGCCTACATCAGTGAACTCTCCTTTATAGTAATTAGCAAATGTGTTTTCAGGTAAAGTCCTTCTATAGAATTCTAATTTCTCAGGAGTCAGTAATGTGTTTCCTTTCCAATTATGTGATATAATATTCTTACTACCATCTACCCCTAACGTATAATACTGATAGAAGACGTTATTTGGATCTCTAAAACGAGGAGTACTTGCTAAGATTATTTTAGCATTATGTGCATCACAGATCGGAAATAATGCATAGAAGATATCGGGCAATATAAATGCTGCCTCGTCCACAATCAACACTCCACCACCTCTAACTGTATAACCTTGTAATGATGCTACACCCTGCTCAGCAGAACAGAAGATGATTGATGATCCATTAGTTAAAGTTATCTCCAGAGTTGACTCATTTGCCTTCTCTAGCATCGGAGTTGATTGAAGTGAATTTTTAACCTCCTTAAAAACTTTACGACACTGTTTCTGAGTTGGACTAACAAATAGACTGAATGCATTCTTATTATTTATTGAGCAATACAATAGAATTGCTTCTGCAGTTGTTGTCTTCCCTCATCAGCACTGACGAGGACTTACTAAAATATGTTTAGTTCCCTCGTCAGATTCCAATATCGATTTTATTGTATTGCGTTGATATTCACGCCATTGAATATTTAACTTAATTGTTTTACTCATCTAACATATGCTATTTTATATCCTTTATAGAATCCATTCTTATTATTTCTTAAACAAGTAGTTAGACAATGTTTATCTAACCCAAAACACTTAGCAGCAGAAGCAATCGAATCGAATTCTATATCATTTATAATAACCCCAATTTTATCCTTTCTAGAATTATGTATCTTCTGTTTGGTTTTCTCACTATGAGTCTTTCCAGTCATAACAATGCTCATATGTTTTTTATAATCATCATTATGGGATTTCTTATAAGATTCTCTCATTCTCTCTTTGGTCTCTTCGGAGTGTTTAAACCCACCATTAAATTCCCCACCAGCAGACCTATTATATCCATAATCGGGATTATTTGTTTGATAGTAAGAAATCAGGTATCTCTCTAAATAAAACATCTCTTCTTTAGTATCGACTTCTATAATTTTATGAGATATATTATCCCAACCATATTTAAGAATCGCATTAAAAAAGTGTTTATTCGGTTTATAACCATTCCCTCTTGACCATCTATATTTTGGGGTTTTGGTGGTGATACCAACGTATCTTTTATTATTCGGACAGGTATGTATATATACGTAATAACTCATATATTAATATATTGAACTATAGTCCAATATCTATCGATATGGTATCCTCCATTTTGACATTTAAAGTGTTATCATATAATTGACTAGTCTTATTAATCATATCGATTGTTGCTAATTTCTCTTTAATAGTCTCAGCACCACCAAAAATATCATCCAGTCTACATAGGTTAAGTGTCCTGAGTTGTTCACGATCTAGTTGGTTCTCTTCGTGGAGATATACTAAGGTTTCTTTAATAAGTGTCTCGATAGTCTTTCTACTGCACTGCCACTCCTCAGTTAATTGATCTATGATTTGTCTCTTTGATCTACCACTAATCAATAGATCGGATATGATTTGAATTCTTTTCTCTTGTCTTATATTATCAAGTGGTTCTATTGTTATTCTGTCTTTAGATTCCATTCACTTCTCTGTATATTTCATATTCCTTTGATAGTTGTTTAAACATATTTAATACACACCCACCACAATTAGGGTTGGATAGTTTATAACCTATTCTTTCATATATTGGTTTAACAGTCTCAATATCACGACTATATATTCCTCTCAAATAATCACTCCTTGCCTGATCAAAATTCTTTTCGTATTGAGATAGAACTATGAATTCATCGGAGTTGATTCTGGGAGATGGAGTTGGAAGAGATGTTGCTATTTTCTTTTTTGCCATTCGTATAAACGATTTATTAAGTAGGATATAAGATCCTTGATATATAATAGTATATCTTTGGTGGATGTTGTTAAGAATGAGAGGATTAAGATCAGGAGATATGATGGAATCGAGAATGATCCACTGATAATCAAATACAATAATCCCACCCAATGCACTTGGCACAATGAGCAGGATATTAAATGAAGATACATATTATCGGTTACTATCTTCCCTTTAGTTAAGAAATATGAAATTGCTTTGTATATAGAACTTGGAAAGTCTGTTAAGTCTGTGATTATTACGATTATAATTTGAATACATATTAAGTTTAATATCATATATATTTCCAATGCATTTTTTTATAAGTCTTTGTCTTACCAGTACAAGTCAAAGAAATCGATCGTCTATTCCCATTAATATAATCTGCTGCTTCTTTAGTGGAATTAAATACCATATCAAGTTCTTCACAATAAACTTGTTTATTTGTAGTAGAGTAATTTAATCCAGTATCATATGCGTGTTTAACATTATGAGATGCCGAAACCCATTCTAGATTATCCAAACTATAATTCATCTTATTTCCGTCTTTATGATTAACTTGCGGTAAGTTATTTGGATTCGGAATAAAATATGTTGCCAATAATCTATGGAGTGAAATTGCTTTTGATTTTCCTTTATCGTATGCTAAATTTACTGTCGGATATCCTTTGACTCCGTTTTTTAAAGTTTGAATAAATACTGATTTCTTCTTCTTAGAATATGTCTGAATGTGACCATCTTTAAACTCTACAGAATGCTCTGTTGTGTATAAGTCACCGTTTGGATATATTATATATGAATACTTTCCAAACTCAAATTGTATAGGTTCTCTCATATATAAATATATTTAATAACCAAAATGTCTATAACTAAAGGCATAATCTATCTTTAATTTTTTTATTTATCTTCTTAACCCAACTCCCTAAAACAGAGGTGGTTATGCCTAACATTCTTGCCGCTTCGTTATTCCATTCATAATAAGCAAGTAGGATATTTCTCTCGTAAGGTTCTAACTCATTAAGAATGAAGTGGATAATCTGTTTGTGTTGGGGAAGAATATCATCATCGAGCATCTCGGAAAGATGGTTTTGAAAGGATTGGATCTTTGATTGAACTTCTTTATTGATTATTAGCGGTTTCCCCTTTCCCTTATCTCTATAGATCGTTTGCATCTTCGTATAGGTTTATTTCGCTTCGTGCAACCATACTATCATCATATTCAAAGGTTACTCGTTCCTCACCACTGAGTCTGCGACCAGGTTCATCATTGATGATTGGGAATTGTTGACGATATTTAGTCTCTCCACTCCTTTCTAAACTTTCCCACTGCTCATTTTCCAATGGGATCTCATAAATGGTATACTGCTTCACCTCTTTGAAGGTTTTAGAGCAGGAAGAATAGGTTTGGTGACCTATAAGTGCTTTACAGTAGTTGACGAATTTACCCTTACCACGATACCATATCTCTAGTAACTTCTCTTCAGGTATCTTACATAACTCCTCCCAACAACTTTGGATATAGTCATCTAACTGATTCTTATCCAATGGACTAGAACGTTTTCTTACGTGATTCTCAAACCACCCAGTCTTATATAACCATTCCAGTAGGGATTCTCTTGTGATGGGTTCTTGTGGGTTCTTAAATAGTTTTGGTTGGGATCGCACCGTTTTCTTTGGTTGTTTTGCCACGATGTGGATTGGTTTATTTATCTCTATATATATATATAATAAGATATAATATATTGAAATTCAACCTTTCCTATATAATGATATCCAGTAGGGATGGGTGTTCCTAATCAGTAATAATCAAGAAAAATTAAGCACACTCCTCCCATCCACATTTTCAAACAGCATCTCCATTCGTCTCATTATCGGTAACTTAGAATGGGTCCACTTCCAAGAGAATTCATTTAAATAATTTTGATAATATTTTTTGGACCACCACTGATAAGTTCCCCTAACCATCCTCCTTAGATGTGAGAACACTCCTTCGAGACGATTTGATGAGTAGTGGTTGGGGGATGTATAGATATGTGCTGCGTGATTACAGACTTCGTGATTTGGGATGTCTTCTTCTAATGACCTATATATATGGGACTCGTCGGTGACGAATGTTGATACATCGTCATAATACTTGTTTTTAAGCGATTTAACAAAGGAACTCCTATTTGGTGTTGTAATTGGTAATAACATAAGAGATCTCTCATTATATGCGCTAATTCCAAGTACACAAACCTTGTCTGCTGATGCTGCTGCGTAGATCTGTTTCTTGTAATAACTCTTTAAATCATCACCTTGTAAGTTCCAAAATGCAGGAGGTGGAGGGATCCTCTTGATCTTATCACTGTATGGTTTCTTTTTCCAATCAGCACCCAAATAGATCTCATCTAAGATGACTGTGTCGTGAACTTGTATGTCGTGGTGGAGAGATGATCGGAGTTTCATTAACATACTCCAAGCAGTTGGTTGGGAGACACTAATCAATTTTGCTAAAGTGTAACTCGAGACTCCACGTGATGTCTGTAGGAAGTAATAGATTGCTGCTAACCACTTTGAAAGAGGAAGTTTGGTTGAGTGGAAGATCGTGTTGGATGTGTCGCTGAATCTATTGTCGCAATCAGCGCATATGTGAAGTTGACCAGGACCAGGATTGTAAACGTGGCAACTACCACACTCAGGACAAGCAATAGAATCTCCCCATCGGAGTCTGTGGAAGATCTCTTTGGAGTGGAGATAGATGTGTTCGAGTGTGATCTGTGAAGTCATCTGATTGATTCTCTGTTTGTTACGTTAAATTTAAAAAATATTTTAAAGATAACCAAAAGAAAATCAATTAGTTAGGCTTAAATTTCCTTGATTGTTGCTAATGAAATCCCGTTGTGATCTCATCACTACGTTAATGATTTCCAGGCGGGACTGGAAAAATATTTAGAAGTGGTGTTTAGGAGGAGAGTCAGGAACCACCCCAATTTTCAAGGTACTCTAACTGGAATAACTATGCTTCAGCACGCTATGGTGCTTCAGCAACTTCGTTATACTTTAATGCCTAAAACGTAAACTTATCAATCACCTAAACCTTATAGTTTAATAGAGTTGGGTTTTTATAAATCTAAATTCTATATCTTATATAAAATATATATAATATATATCCTCTTAAAGTTTGTTGTTTTATATTTTAAAAAAAAAGAATATATATAGGGTTATAACCGTATTCATTACCAACCAGTTAACTCTTTCGTTTCTCACCAGCACCATCAGAAAATAAAAAAATCCCCCACACAAACCTATTGATTTTTGACAGATTCATTGAATTTTCTACGCTATAATTAATACTCCAACTCATATTGATTTAATATCCACTCATTATAATTTTTGAACAGTCTAATATATTCATTTTTGTCATTTACATTGATTTTTTACACTTTTTTAATAAAAATTCAATAGGTCCATTGAATATCTCCTCAATCCCACCTCATCACCACGTTAAATCAATCCAACTCATTTAATATATTATATATACAAGTGAAATAAAAGAATATTTAATATCATTTAAAAAACTGATGATTAAGTTTTATTATAAATATATATAATTAAAAAAATAAATCATAATATGAAAAAATTTTATGTGATAACTAATGAAGAAACCAATGAGGTTAAGACATTCGACAATCAGAAAGACGCTGCTGATTATTTAGATACATCCGTACCAAACTTATCCCAGTGTATATGTAAAGGGTATAAAGTTAAAGGACATTCAGTCAAGAAGATGTATGAACAAGATTACAATGATTTTGTAGATTCACAACAACCTGACAATAAACTTATGGATATGCTCAAATATGATAACAAAGGCATACTCATTAAATCCATAGAAAACTTCGTAACCATCTTAGAAAACCACTCAGACTTCAAAGGCAAACTCAAATACAACGAACTCACCCAACTAGAATCGTTTGATGGAAAACACCTTGACGACTCAATGGAAATTCATATCCGATATCTCTTTGAGAAGATTACTGGTGTAAGAAGTGTTGATGTTCTATCTGATGCAGTTAATACTGTATGTAGAAATCATCCTTATAATCCTATCAAAGATATGCTTAATTCATTACCGAAATGGGATGGAATACCTAGACTTGAAGAATATTTTATTAAAATGATTGGTGCTGATGATACCCCACTCAATCGCCTAATGACTAAGAACTTCTTCTTTGGTATGATGAGGAGAGTATTCGAACCAGGTTGTTATTGGGGATCAATTCTAATTGCTCAGGATACCACCCAAGGGACTGGTAAGAGTGAGATTATGAGGCAGATTACTAAAAATTTCAGTCTTGATGTTGATATCAATGAAGTCAACGACACTGAATTGATCAATAGAATGAATCAATATATGGTATTAAATTTTGACGAGATGCAGGGTTGGTCGAAGCAGGATACAACTAAATTCAAATCTTGGATCACAACACGATCAGATAATGTTAGGTTGAAGTATGCTAAACGTGCACAAACCTTCCCACGCAGTTGTATATATTTTGGATCTACTAATGACAATGCATTCCTAAAAGATTATAGTGGTGGTACTGATGTTGAGAGAAGATTTTGGATTATGTCTTGTCACGGTGAGAAACATAATCAGGAGTGGTGGATAAAGAATCATACACAGCAATATAAAGATCAGATCCTCGCAGAAGCACTTCACTTCTACCAACATAATAAAAACTACGACCCAAACCTCTATGATGATATGCAAGAAGAGTTGAGATTGGTTCAA